CAGGCCACGGCGGCGCGCTGTACGCAGCGATCCGCAAACACGGGGTTGAAACCTTCGAAGTCTGCGTGCTCGAAGACGGCCTCACCCCCGAACAGGCTTGCGAACGCGAGATCGCGTTGATCGCCGAATTGAACACCCGAACCCCTCACGGTTACAATCTCGCGATCGGGGGTGAGAGCGGCCTTGTCGGCTACATCGCGTCGCCCGAGACCAAGGCGCGCATGTCCGAGACGCATACGCGGCGTCAGGCCGACCCAGCGCTTCGCGCTAAGACATCAGCGGCTCTGACAGGCCGCAAGAAAACCCCCGAGCATGTGGCCAAGGTCTCGGCGGCGCTAACCGGAAAGACGGTGAGCGAAGAGACTAGAGCTAAGTTGCGCGCGGCCAACCTCGGCAAGAAGCAGCCCGCCGAGACTGTCGCCAAGCGCGCCGAAAAGATGCGCGGCCAGAAAAGGTCCAAGGCGGTGTGCGACGCTCTCGGCGATCGTTGGCGCGGCAAGCCGAAAACGGACGAACAGCGGCGCAAACTAAGCGAGGCGCTAAGGGGGCGTAAATTGTCGCCGGAGACGCTTGCCAAGCGAGCTGCCACGCTGGCCCGTAAACGCGAGGAGCGTGAACTTGCTCGCCGTTCCTGATATCGATGCTACTTTCTCCGCCGCGCGTGTCGCCCGCGCCGAACTACCGACAGTCGACCGTATCGCGTTCGACGCGCGTATGGCGTGGTTCGCTGGCGCGCACCCACACCAGATCGAGCCCGAAGGTGACTGGCGCACGTGGTTGTTACTCGCGGGGCGCGGGGCAGGTAAGACGCGGTGCGCGGCCGAGTGGATATGGTGGGAGGCGTGGCGTGATCCCGGCTCGAGATCACTCATCACCGCCCCGACGTTAGGCGACATTCGTGACACATGTATCGAAGGTGATAGCGGGTTGCTCAACTGCATCCCTTCGAAGCTGATTAAAGACCACAACCGCTCCCTGTCTGAGATAATCCTCATCAACGGGTCGCTGATTAAAGGTATCCCCGCCTCGGAGCCTGAGCGCTTTCGCGGAGGCCAGTGGCACCGCGTCTGGGCCGACGAGTTGGCAGCGTGGACGTACGACGAAGACGCGTGGCAGATGATCATGTTTGCTCTGCGCCTCGGCGACCATCCGCGCATCGTCGCGACCACAACGCCGAAGCCAAAACATTTGATCCGGGAACTGGTGGGCCGCGACGGCAAAGACGTTATCGTCACACGCGCCACAAGCATGTCGAACATGGCCAACCTCGCGCCAACCTTCCGCGACCAGATCATGTCGATGGAAGGCACGCAGATATTTCGCCAAGAAGCGCTCGGCGAGCTGATCGACCCCGAAGAGAGCGGCATCATCAAGCGCAGCGACTTCCGCCTGTGGCCGTCCAAGCAGCCGCTGCCCGCCTTCGACTACATCATCATGAGCCTCGACACCGCCTTCACCGAGGCGACGTACGACAAGAAGAAGGGCGACCCCGACAGCACGGCCTGCGTCGTGATGGGCAGCTTCCACGACAAGGAGGGCAACAGCCACCTGATCGTGCTGGACTGCTGGTCGGACCAGCTCGGCATGCCCGACCTGATCAAGCGCGTGAAGCGCGAGCTGAACACGGCCTATGGCGGCGACGAGGACGCGGCGCTGGTCAAGCCGCTCTTCGGCAGCGACAAGCCCCGCACGTCGGGCCGCAAGCCGGACATGCTACTGATCGAGGACAAGGGCAGCGGCATCAGCCTGCGGCAGATGCTCGAGCGCGAGGGCCTCCTTGCCTACGCATACAACCCCGGCCGCGCCGACAAGCTGGCGCGTCTGCACATGGTCAGCCACATCTTCGCCCGCAAGCGCGTCTGGCTGCCGGAGAGCGACGCGCACCCCGGCCGACCGCGCAACTGGATCGAGCCGATGTTGGCGCAGGTGTGCGCCTTCACCGGTCCGGGCAGCATCAAGCACGACGACTACGTCGACGCCCTGACGCAGGTCGTCAGGCTCTGCATCGACAAGGGGCTGGTCTCCGTGCTAAAGACCAAAAAAGACCAGCAGCATCGACCCCCGCCCAGCGCGGCGGTCAATCCCTACAGCCAATGAAGGACTGAGGCATGGACGAAGACGAGATGCCCGAGGGCGAGTATCAGGAACTGCCCGACGTCGCAGACGACGTCGAGGACACGCCTGACGGAGGCGCGATCGTCCGCCTCGATGACGGGGACGACGAGCCTCGCCCAGCCGACAGCGAGTTCTACGCCAACCTCGCCGAGGACATGAGCGAGAGCGAGCTGGCCAGCATCTCCTCGACCTACCTCGACCTGATCAGCAAGGACAAGGAGGCGCGCAAGAAGCGCGACGAGCAGTACGAAGAGGGCCTACGCCGCACCGGCCTCGGAGAGGACGCGCCCGGCGGCGCGCAGTTCCAAGGCGCGAACAAGGTCGTACACCCGCTCATGACCGAGGCCTGCGTCGACTTCGCGGCGCGCGCCATGAAAGAGATCTTCCCGCCGCAGGGCCCGGCCAAGGACTACATCCCCGGCGAGGCGACGCAGGAGAAGGTCAACAAGGCCAAGCGCAAAAGCTCCCTGCTCAACTGGCAGATGACGGTGCAGTGCCCCGAGGTGCGTGCCGAACTCGAGCAGCTCATGACGCAGGTGCCGCTGGGCGGCGCGCAGTACCTGAAGCTGGGCTGGGACGAGCGGCGCAACCGGCCGACGTTCCTGTTCGTGCCGATCGACGACATCTACCTGCCCTACGCCGCCACCAACTTCTACACGGCGCAGCGCCGCACGCACGTCCAGTACCTGACGCAGCTCGACTACGAGGAGCGCGTGGCCGAGGGCATGTACCGCGACGTCGAGCTGTCGCCGTCAGGCATGGAGCCCGAGCAGTCCGTGGCCGGTGTGGCCAACGACAAGATCGAGGGCCGCGACCCGACCAGCTACAACGAGGACGGCCTGCGCATCGTCTACGAGATCTACGCCATGACGCGGATCGGCGACGACGAGGAGGCCTACCCCTACATCATCAGCGTCGACAAGCCGACGGGCAAGGTGCTCTCGATCTACCGCAACTGGATCGAGGAGGACGAATACCCCGAGGAGATGCAGTGGTTCGTCGAGTGGCCGTTCATCCCGTGGCGCGGCGCGTACCCGATCGGCCTGCCGCACATGATCGGCGGCCTGTCTGGCGCGGCGACGGGCGCACTGCGCGCCCTGCTCGACAGCGCGCACATCAGCAACAGCCAGACCATGCTCAAGCTCAAGGGCGGCACGGCTGGCGGGCAGAGCCTGACGATCCAGCCCGGCCAGACCGAGGAGATCGAGGGCGGCCTGAACGTCGACGACGTCCGCAAGCTGGCCATGCCGCTGCCCTACAACCCGCCATCGCCGGTTCTCTTCCAGCTGCTGGGCTTCCTCGTCGAGGCGGGCAAGGGTGTCGTGCGCACGTCGATGGACGACATCGCCGACGGCAACCCCAACGCGCCGGTCGGCACGACGCTGGCCAAGCTCGAGCAGGGCGCGGTCGTCTACTCGGCCATCCACGCACGCCTGCACGACGCCATGGCGCGCATGCTGCGGATCCTCGACCGCCTCAACGGTCACAACCTCGACGACGATCGCCTCGAGACCGACGCGGGCGAGGAGCTGGCGTCGCGCGCTGACTTCGACGGCGTCCTCGACGTCGTGCCGGTGTCCGACCCGAACATCTTCAGCGAGGCGCAACGCTACGCGCAGATACAGGCCGTCGCCCAGCGCGCGGCCGCACTGCCGCAGCTCTACAACATGCGCAAGGTCGAGGAGCGTATCCTCGACACGCTCAAGATCCCGAACTCCAAAGACCTGCTCAACCCGCCGATGGAGCCGACCGAGCAGAACGCCGTCAACGAGAACGTCGCGGCGTCTCTGGGTCGGCCGGTCACGGCCTTCCCCGAGCAGGACCACCTCGCGCATCTGCAGACGCACATCTCCTACCTGATGAGCCCGACGTTCGGATCGAACCCGATCTTCGCGCCGGTGTACATCCCCGCCATCCTCAACCACCTCAAGGAGCACGTCGCCCTGTGGTACGCCTCGACCGTCTTCGACGTGTCGACCGAGGCCATGGACGGCAAGGATCTGGGCGAGGCCATGCGCGAGATGAGCCCGAAGGACACGCAGGGTCGCAAGGCCCTCGACCGCATGCTCTCCGAGGCCAGCACCACGGCGCTGACCGAGGGTGGCCAGATCTTCCAGCAACTGCCGCAGATCATCCAGCAGGCGCAGCAGATCATGCAGCAGTTCCAGCAACAGCCGATGCAGGATCCGCGCCTCGCCATCGAGACGCAGAAGCTGCAGCTCGAGGGTCAGAAGGCGCAGCAGGCTGCACAGAAGATGCAGATGGACGCGCAGATGGAAGGGCAGAAGCTGCAGCTGGATGGCCAGAAGATGCAGATGGACGCGCAGATGGACGCCGCCGAGCTGCAGGCGAAGGTCGCCATGGAGCAGCAGCGTCAGCAGTCCGAAGACGCGCGTACGGCCGCAGAGCTGCAGGCGCGCATGAGCATGAACAGTCAGGACAACCAAACGGCCATGGCGCTCGCGCAGGCCGAGATCATGTCCGGCGAACGCATCGCGGTCTCCACGGGGACCGGGATAAACCCCAACCCGTAGAAAGGCACGGACGATGAAAAAGAATGACGCAGTCCTGAGCAAGGGCAAAGTCGCAGGCGGCATGAACGCCTCGAACACCAACATGCACAAGCTGATGAAGATGGGCCAGCATCCGAAGGTCCACGTCAGCGGAGGCAAGAAAACCCCCGCATGAAGATCGAAGTCCTCCTCCAGCGCCTCGAACTCGAGCAAGCACGCATCGCGTCCGATGCGCTGGGACATCCTGCGGGAAAGGACGGCTTTGACTACGGTCGAGCCGTCGGGATGTATGCGGGCCTCGAACACGCGAAGCGTACCCTGATCGAGCTAGTGGCCGAGAAGGAGCGCCGAGACTTCAACCTCTAACCCTGCGAAAAGGAGCGCTACATGCAGGAATTGGCGAATAAAGTAGAGTTTGGCTACGACAGTGAGGACGAGGCGTTTCCGCCTTGCGATCCGGGCGTACAGCCGTTCGGCAGCCGCGTACTGGTTCAGATACGCACGCCGAAGCAGAAGACCAAGGGCGGGATCATCCTGACCACGGAGACGCGTGAAACGGACGCGTGGAACACGCAGATCGCCAAGGTGGTCCGCGTGGGAGAACTGGCATTCAAAAACCGCACGAGCATGGAGCCGTGGCCCGAAGGGAGCTGGTGTCAACCCGGCGACTTCGTCCGCGTGCCCAAGTATGGCGGCGACCGCTGGACCGTCAAAACCGCCGACGGCGCAGATGAAGCGCTGTTGGTAATCTTCAACGACCTCGATCTGATCGGCAAGGTGACGGGCGACCCGCTCGGCATCAAGGCCTTCATCTGATCGATAAGGCTACAACAGGGAGCCGGTTATGGCAGACAATGTAATGACGGAAAACGACGACGAGGAACTGATCCCCGTCGAAGAGCAGCCCGAGGAGGGCGAAGAGCAGGCCGCCGATGATGCGGACGAGGATGACGACGAGGAGGACGCCCGACTTGCCGCCAGTGAGGACGACAGCGAAGACGACATAACGGCCAACCGCCGCCGCCGTGAACGCCGCCGCGATCGCCAGCGCAAGGCACGGGACGACGCCGAGCGGCAGATCCGCATGCTCAAGCAGCAGAATGAGGAGATGCTTCGCCGCCTCTCCGCAGTCGAGGGGCACGCGGTCAACACCAACGCCAAGACGCTGGAGGAGCGCATCGCCAAGGCGCAGCGCGAGATCCAGCAGGCCGAACACTTCATCGCCAAGGCGACTGAGGCAGGCAATGGCGAGGACGTCGTGGCGGCCATGCGCATCCGCGATCAGGCGATGGCCGAGGCGCAGCAGCTGTACAGCGCCAAGCAGGAGTTCGAAACCGCACGCAAGCAGCCCACGACGCCGCAGGTCGACCCGAACGTCGTCAACTACGCCAAGGAGTGGATGAGCGCCAACCCGTGGTACGACCCCAACGGCCGTGACCGCGACAGCGCTCTGACCAAGGCGATCGACAACGAACTGGCGCAGGAGGGCTTCAACCCCGCCTCACGCGAGTATTGGGAAGAGCTTACGGCGCGCGTCGCCGAGGCCTTCGATGGTGGGGAAGAGACCCCCGCCGCAAAGCCGAAACGGCGCGGTCCGCCCATGGGCAAAACCCGTGAGCATGCACCGCGCAGCACTAAGAACGAAATATACGTGACACCCGAACGGAAACAGGCTATGATCGACGCTGGCGTATGGGATGACCCTGCACAGCGCCAACGCTATTTGAAGGCGTACAAGGCCTACGACAGTTCGGCTCGCTAAGAAGGAGTGAGACAACATGACGAATGGTACTGAAGACAGCCGCCTGAAAAAAGCACCGGACTTTGACGTAGTCGGTCGACGAGATACGCGCGGACAGGAGAACCGAGAGGTTACCGAGAACCGCGAAGTTTCTGAGGACGATCGCTTGGAGATGTTCCGAAACCAACTGTTTAACGACGCACTGCCTGACCTGCCGGAAATCCCGGGCTATCATCTGTGCTGGCTCACCACAACAAACCCGCGCGACCCCATCCATCGGCGCATGCAGCTCGGCTACGAGCCTGTTAAGCCGGAAGAGGTACCGGGAATGGAATATGCCTCAATGAAGACTGGCGAATGGGTCGGCTTCATCGGCGTGAACGAGATGCTCGCATTTAAGCTGCCCTTGAGCCTGTATCACAGGTTCATGCAGGAAGCTCACTACGATGCTCCGAAGCGCGAAGAGGACAAGATCGCCGACGTCGCGGACATGCTCCGTGAACAGGCGGAACGAGCCGGTGCAAGGTTGATCGAAGGTGACGGGATGCAGGACTTGCGTTCGCACTCGACGCAGAGGGTGACTTTCTCCTGACGCGTTTTTTCGCAACCTAATTTTGAGGTAAATGGATATGAGCACTGTATCTCAGCCGTTTGGCCTTCGCCCTGCATACTCGCCGAGCGGTGTGGTTCGCCCCACCGCTTACACGATGGCATCGGGCTATGGCGTAAACATCCTGCAGAACCAGCCCGTCAAGATCGGCACGGATGGCAACATCCAAGCGGCCGCTATCGGCGAGCGTTATATCGGCACCTTCCAAGGCGTCGAATTTACTGACAGCGACGGCCGCCGCCGCGTCAGCAACAAGTGGACTGCATCCGCCGTCGCAACCAACATCGTCGCCTACGTCACTCTCGACCCGAGCATCGTCTATGAAATTCAGGCGAATGGTTCGATCGCAGTGACCGACATCGGCAAGCAGGCAGACTACACCGCCATCACCGGCGGTTCGTTTACCACTGGCCTGTCGGGCATGATGCTTGATACCGCTACGTTGACCGACACCGGCAACGCGCAAATGCGCATTATCGACCTCGCACCGGGGCCGGACAATGCGTTTGGTGATAACTTCACGATCGTTCAGGTTCAGATTTCTGAGCACCAGAACGTCGCTGACCGCGCCGCTTACTAAGGAGGGCTTGAACAATGGCTACACCAATGCGGAGTACTGACTTTCGCTCCATCGTCGAGCCGATCCTGAACGAAGAGTTCAACGGCGTTTATGACCAGCGTGCCGACGAGTGGTCGCAGGTCTTCAAAGAGTTCAAGGGCATCCCCCGGAACTACCACGAAGAGCCTGTCCTCTATGGCTTCGGCGCTGCACCGGAACTGCCTGACGGCATGCCGGTCACCTACCAGTCGGGCGGCGTGCTGTTCATTCAGCGCTACGTCTATCAGGTCTACGGCCT